AAATTAATCAAGGTGGATTTTATAAGCCCGGGGATGTAATTCAATCAAGATATGACCCTAATAGCACACTAACTGTCAATGATGATCTAAGTGTTACTGTAAGAACTCCTGAGGGAACTTTTGATGTTCCTCAAGAGCAGGCTTATGACGTTCTTAAAAGCGTAGAAAGTGCTAACAAAATAGATTACAGCCAAGGCGATGTATTTATTCCTGAGCCATACGGTGGTGAATATTCTAAATTTGCTGGCAACGTACAGCCTATTCCTAGTGATTATCAAGGTTATGAAGCTCCCAACATGACTAATCCTCTTGTCAATATTGGCAATCAGGGTGCATTTGCTCGTGAGCCATTTATGACAGAAGTAGCAGATAGACAAGGATCTGTAACTGTTCAACCATATATTGAAAAAGACATTACTGCTCCCTTGCAGTCTGTTTCGCCAGTTGTGCAACCTCAAGATTTGCCAAGTA